CTACCATTAAAAGTATTACCAATAGAAGATACCAATATAAAAATACCAATACAAATTCATACCAATATAAGTAAACCAATATATAAACCTAAGAGTAACTCTAAGAGTCTTAAGAATCTTGAACTGGAATCTGAATTTAGAGATCCAGAATATCTGGATTTTAAGCGTAGGTTACTCGCGTCTCAGGCTGAAAGCCCAAAGTGTAGCCTGGATGAGCTACCCGATTGACTTATAAAGCCTCTAGGATGAACGCTGTTGAAAGATAATGGGTGAGGGTAGGGTTACCCCTAGGTTACGCATGATAACGCAACCTAGAGGGTTGTAGAGGGTTAACGTGTAAAGGCTACGTTGCCACCCCAATAGAGACGATCCGTGTCATCATTGGCGTAGCTCCAGGCTAGATCCGCAATGTCAGCATCCTGCTCGACCGTTGGAGCTGCCCATAGCTTATATGCCGCGCTAGTTTCCTCTAGGATGTCATCACCTGCTAGTTCCTCAATGGCTTTAAGTATCTCGCCACTGGTACAATATCCGGCGTATCTGCTATCTCTGTTGTATGCTGTTGGTGTCATATATCCTCGCTAATTGCTAAACCGTTCTGTTACTCGCTCAAGATTGTGATAGACCAAGGATGCTACCCCGCCAATGAACAGGCCAAGGGTGATACAGTCGTAGAAGGTGTGTAGTTGTATGCCTAGTATGGTCATATTGTTCCTTAATTAATTAGTCGTTATCGAGTTCAGCGCATTGTGTTGTGTATATCGTGCCGACTTTTGACTGATCGTTGATGTAGCCAAACTCTGTTACAACCTGATAGCCAAGATTAAGCTGAATATCATACTCGTATGCGTAAGCAGTTTCGCGCTTGTCTACGACAATACCGAAGCCGTGCTTGAAAGTTACTTTATCGCCGATACTTATTTGTTTGTTCATATTGTTCCCTATATAATCTCAACTTTAGCCGTTGGATATTTATCAGCTAACATCTTAACCGCTTGCGTTATCAACTTGCTTGTCTTAGTTACAGCCTTGTCAAACGTTACCCGCTCATGAACCGCTGTAATATTACCGCTCATAGTGTAGGTTGTGCCGTCTAGTGTGACACGCTCCCAGCGCTCCTGCTCAATTACCCAGACGCCCTCAACACGTTTAAAACCAAAAGAACGCTTGAGCTGTATTGCCATAACCGTAGTTTTATTGTCCGTGTTCATTGTTCCTTGATTCATATCTCCTCGCTTGCTTAGTCGTTACTGACTATACTCAGTAGTATGTATGATGGGATGTTGACTGTCTACAGTTATGTTCAGATATTTTAGGGGTAGCGTTATTATTATGATGACTGTAGTGTAAGTGTGTGTACTCAGGATTGACACATAGCTTGGACCGTAAAAAGAAATTAGAAAGGTTCAACAGACCGTACAAAGGTCATCATCGCCACACCATTGTGAGAGGTATCGGCAATCCATACCGTGAGGTGCGTAGGATACTCGGTATCAATCAAACGAAGGCAGGGGAGATACTCGGTATCACTCGCTTCGCATGGCAGTACAGAGAGACACGCAAGGCCTTGTTCTATCCAGCAGAGATGTGTGCGTTACAGTTGATCAGTGGCTTGACTTGGGAGGAGTTCGGTCAATTACTTAATGACATCGCCTAGTTATTACTTCACTAGAATTAGAATACTAATAAGCTAACTACATTCCTATAGTAATTCCAGATGGTTATATACAAATCCCCTATTAGAGTTTTCAGAATCCAAACCAATTTCAAAACTCGCCGGGTACCGGTTACATCTATATCCAACCTCTCATATAAAAATCGCACCCCCTAGTTTTTATGAGCGACACAGATTTAAAACAGCTTCTCGAATCTCAAGAGCCTATAGTATTAGAAAATCCTGAACCTTCTCCAAACGCCGTTATAGAAGTATTGCCACCGATACTGAGGGAGATTCCGCATACTAAGCATCATGTAAAGGATGAGCAGTTGGGTTTGCAGATACGGGACATGGCTAAGCTTGGGCTAGGCAAGCAGAGCACTGCGTTAGCGGCTAGGGTTACTTCTTACATCTTAGAGAAGTATTACTTAGATGAGTTTTTAGAGGGTCAGGCTGATATGCAGCGTGGGCTAGCTGCTAAGGCTTTATCTGAGGCTATGGATGGCAATACGGCTATCTTGCTTCATTTGCTTAAAACCAAGCTTGGTTGGAGTGAGCATCAGACTTTAGAGATTAGCGGTGAGATTAGAAATGTTGTTAGTTCTAAACCATTAACGAAGGAAGAGTTTATACAGAGGTATTTAGCGCAGGATGGAAAAGAAGGTGAGGGAGAGTGAGGTTTATCGGTGCCCTAAGTGTGAGCATGTAACGACTGTAAAAGTTGCATGTGAGGAGGTTCCGTATGTTAGTTTGTTTGCTGGTGCTGTTGGACCTTATTTTGTGTGTCAGAATCCTCGGTGTGATGTAGAGCGGATTTACGGCACTAACGCTGTGATGGTTAGCGGTAAATGACAGAAAGTTTAGACCAAAATGTTGTATGGGCTCCTCAGGCTGGTCCTCAAGAGGCTTTAATAGCTTGCCCTATTACTTTGGTTGGTTATGGCGGTGCCCGTGGTGGTGGTAAAACTGACGGGGTCTTGGGTAAGTTTGCTGTTAAGCAAGAACAGTTAGGGGCTGACTTTAATGCTATCTTCTTTCGTAAAGAATTACCTCAAGCTGATGACCTTATTGAAAGGGCTAAGCAGATATATTTACCGCTTAAAGCCCATTGGCAGGACCAGAAGAAGCAGTTTACCTTCTTATCGGGTGGTCGCCTACGTTTTAGACCTTTAGGCAATGATAATGATGCCGAAAAGTATCAAGGCCAGAACCTGTCAGATTGCGCTATAGAAGAGGCTGGTAACTACTCTGACCCTTCCCCTATCTGGAAGCTGTTCGGCGCTCTACGAGGCAAGGGAGGCGGTCAGGTCATCCTTACGTTCAACCCTGGTGGTGTCGGTCATGGATGGCTGAAAGAGTTATTTATCAAACCAGCTCCTAAAGGGATGCAGGTACTAGAGAAAAAGCTGCCTAATGGCAGTAGTTTTGATTACATTTATATACCGTCGAGAGTGCATGACAACCAAATCTTGCTTGCTAGAGATCCTGAGTACATCAACCGATTGCACATGGTCGGTAGTCCAGAACTTGTCAGAGCTTGGCTTGAAGGAGATTTCGAAATTCACGAAGGTAGTTATTTTCCTGAGTTCAGTGGGAAACACATTATCGCTCCTTTTAATCTACCTAAACACTGGCCTCGCTACCTTGGTTATGATTGGGGTTATCGTTCTCCTTTCGCCGCTGTATGGGGTGCTGTTAGTTCTGGACGGGATGATAAAGGTAATGAAGTGCCATATCCAAAAGGAAGCATTGTCATATATCGAGAGATGCACTCCAAGGGAGTTGATAATGTTGAGCAAGCGAATAGAATTGCAGCAGCTTCCATCGGAGAAAATCCAATAGCTGTAGCTGACCCTAGTATCTTTAGCCATGAAGGTGGACCAAGCATTAACGACCAGTTTAATGTCGTTTTTGCTAAGTACAAACATCCAAGTTTTAGGCCAGCAGATAACAACCGTATTTCAGGCTGGTCACAAATTAGACAAAGGTTGGTGGGTAAACCGCCGTTACTCTATATCTTTGCTAATTGCCAATACTTGCTAGAGACTTTACCATCCATGACGATAGACAAGCGCAACCCAGAAGATTTAGATACAAACGGAAACGATCATGCCGTCGATGCTTTACGTTATATGTGTAAAGCTAGACTACTTGACGCGAAGTGGGAACAACCCGTTGAGGTTTTCAATAAAGGGTTGATTAAGTTGCAAGCATACATTTCACAGATGAGACAAAACAACCAACGAGCAAAAATATGAAAGTTCAACCTAAACCTACTGTTGAAAAGTATAGTGGTCGTTGGTGGAAAAATGAGATTACTCGTGCGGAAGAACGTCGCAAAAAGTTTATAGAAGCTGCTGAAGAAAGCATTCGTGTATACAACGCTCAAAAGCAGGTGGGTGTTCTTAATGACGCAGAAAGACGACTTAATGTTTGGTGGTATTGTACTAATACTCTTCTTCCTGCTTACTATTCTTCAACTCCCAAAGCAGAAGTAAACCTACGCAAACGTTCAGGAAGTCTACCGTATGAGCTTGGTTCTGTT